CTAGATTCAGGGCGATCATAGCGTTAGCCCGTAAAAATGGGCGACTCGACGCTATCGAAGCAAAGTTGGCCCAACGTGGCTAGACCATCTCTCTATTCCGAGGAATTGGCGGATGAAATTTGTGAAGCGATTGCGTTGAACACTAAGGGTTTAGAACACATTTGCAATGAGAGAGCCGATTTTCCGGAAGCTAGCGTTGTGAGGCGTTGGATTCTGAAGAAACCTGAGTTCTGCACTAAATACGCGCTCGCGAAGGAACAACAGATGGATTTGATGGGCGGAGAAATTCTCACCATCAGCGATGAAGAACCAGTTTCGATCTTGACCTTTGGGGAGAATGGCACTAAAGAGTGTGTTGACGGAGCAGGCATCCAACGGAATCGCCTACGCGTAGACACACGTAAGTGGTTGATGTCAAAGCTCGCTCCCAAGAAGTACGGCGAGCGCAACAACCTCAGCCTGTCGAACCCAGACGGCTCTCCTATACAATTCACAACGAAGTCGATTCTGGAGGAGTAAATGCCCCTATTCAATCAGTATGGCCCGAAGACGATCCAGGTGAGCCCCGGCGACACCGTTGCGTTGCTCAACAATGAGGCAGTCGTTTCCACAAACAACTCCGTGGTGATTACTCCGCTCGATTCTGGCCCGGTTGCGCGGCATTCGATCACGTTCACGATGACGGGCACGGGCACTTACAACGTCATGGGCTCAAACACCTATCCGACTACCTCGCCGCAGAATGGCACGATCCTCGGCAGTCCTGACTCTGCGCCGTACCAGGATCAGGGCGGGTATGCGTTCTATTGGATCAACTGCACCGGCAGCGGGACGGCTACGATTGTGGCGCATGTGAGCTAATGCCTGCGATTGTGTTGGAATTGCAACCCAAGCAGCTCGAACTCGGCAAGCTGATCTACAAGACCGGGCCTGATGCGGCAACATGGATTGGTGGTGGTGGGGCACGCGCAGGAGGCAAGTCAGGCGGACTGCAGCGCATTATGCTCGACCGGCGGCAGCAGCGACCCGGTACAGATGGCTGCATTGTCCGGCGTGTATGGGATGAGGTCAAACGCAACCATGTGGACGAGTTCATGCGTCAATGGCCCGAACTTCGGGACTGCTGGCGGGCCGGGGATCATGAATTCCGTCTACCGAATGGATCTCGCATCGTCTTCGCCTATGCGGAGAACCAGCAGGAAGTCGATAGAAAATTCTGGGGGGTTCAATACTATGACATCTTCGTTGACCAAGCCGAGCAGTTCTCAGAGTACGAGCTCCAAATCATACATACTTGCAACCGCTGGCCCGACGCCGCGCTTGGGGAATGCAAGACATCTCTATTCTTCAACCCCGGTGGGGTGGGTACTGAGTTCCTTCGCCGCGTCTTTGCTCAGAAGCGTTTCATCGGAGGAGAACGACCAAGCGATTACGCTTTCGTTCACTTGTTCGGATGGGATAATTTCGTTTGGTTCAAAAGCCTCGGACTGACCGCAAAGCAGTTCTATGCGATGTCCAGCGAAGAGCGGTTCGCACTGTTCGTGGAGCGCACCGCAGAAGGCCGCAAGCTCAACGCCCTCCCCCAAAGCCTGCGCGCCGGACATCTTCTCGGCTCATTTGATTCGTTCGCTGGACAGTATTTCGCCGGCGTGTGGGATGAGTCTAAGCTGATCCTGACCGCACACCAGGAGGCGAAGCTTATTCAGCCGTGGTGGCCTCGATGGATGGGCCATGACGACGGGTTTGTCCATCACGCCGCAGTGGGTTGGGCGACAGGCGGGAAGGTGGCACCCAAACTATTCCATGAAGTCTTCGGCGTGGTAATCGATGAGCCCGTGGAAGTGTGGATCGTCTACCGCGATCGTGCACAGCAGGAGACAGAGCAGGGTGAACTAGTCAGGCAGTGTGTCTCCCAGATGGATGAGCAGGAAAAGAAGCAGATGAAACGGTATTTTCTGTCGGTCGATGCATGGGAGAAGGACTCGAAAGGTCATTCGACAGCGGACACGATCAATCAGGAACTGCGGTTGGCTGGATTGCCGTGGGCAGAACAGGCGGCGAACGGGCGTATTGGCGGATGGCGCTTCCTGTACGCGATGATGAAGAAGACGGCTGACGTGTTGGCTGGCAAGATGGCCCCGACACGGCTGGATGAGGATTTCGAGGGCGAGGCTGGGGGTTACTCTCTCAAGACTCCCCTGCTTTTTATCTGTTCGCGCTGCACTGACACAATCGAGTCGATCCCGATGTTGATCCGGGACACTAAGCATCCAGGCAGGGCAGAGGATGTCTGGAAGCAGCCGACGAAGGCTGACGACGTAGGCGACATGATCCGGTATCTGTGCTATTCCATGCACTCGGCAAGGATGGAAACGCCGCTTTCAGTGCGCGCGCAGGAGTTTTATGAGAGCTTGGGTGAGAAACCTATGCACACGAAGGGCATGGCTATGCTAAAGTTTGAGGCAGAGAACAGGCGGGGGCGGAGGTCGGCATGGTCTGGACGGCAATAGCTTTCTGTATCGCGGTGGGGAACGGATGGCTCGCACTCACCTATCGGGCAGATTGGCTTCGAGTTCAGGCAGTGCTGGATGAGCGGAACGCGGATGCAGTCAAACTCTATTCGCGGGCGGAGTCAGAAAAGTTGCGCGCCGAAAATGCCGAATCGCGCTATGATTCCCTTGTCGAGAAAATCCGCATCCAAGCAGCCAAGCCGGATGATGGTATCATTCACGCAAAGAATTCTGGCGACGTGCGGCGATTGTTTGAGCGCGAGGTTTCCGCTGAGATGGTGAAGCGCGAGAAAGACATGGAGAACTGACATGGCCTACGGACTGAACAAGATGATGGCCGATATGCCCAAGGGTGGGCGCAAGGACGGCGCTATTCCGAAGGGTGCCAAACCCAATCCCTCGGCCAAGATGGGCGACGAGATGGGGCAGGGCATCAAGCAGGAATCCCCAGATGCAGCGCCGATGGAAGTGCATGACCACGGCGACGGCACCTTTCACACCGTCAAAGATGGGCAGGAGGAGCAGCACCCCGATCTGCTGCACATGACCACGCATATCGCCCACACGCACGAGCCCGAGTCCAAGCATCACCACGCCAAGCATGACGGATTCTCGGGCCATACCCACGGAATGCATGAGGACGGCACCCACGAAGAGACGCAGGAGCATGATTCGCCTGAGTCGATGGGTGAGGGTCTGAAGGCGTTCATGGGCGGCGAAGAGGGTGCGGAAGACAAGCCGCAGCATCAGGAACAGGAACAAGCGCCTTTGGGCGGGATGTAGTACACAGGAGAGTGAAATGGCACTTACACGGTTTTCCGGCGCATTCAACGTTTGGGACTACGCCTATGGCGTCAACCCTATCATCCCGCCGTTCCAGGTGATCGCCGGCAGTCCCACTTCGGGGACATATTCGGTGACTCTGGCGCTTGGCGTCGTGAGCACTCCAGACGGTCGCGCGGTTTCTCCCGTGGCTGGTGTTCCGATCACGATTGGCAGCGGCTCGAATGTCGAGACGATCACCCCGTCCGCTGTCTCGAACCCCACACCGCTAGTTTACGGAACCTGCGTCATCACGGGAACCTTCGCCAATGCGCACGGTCTGGGTGATGAAGTAAAGTCCGGCGACTTCGGATTGCAGGAAGCCGCAACGGCTGCGTCGGCTCTTGGCGGAGGCTTGGTCGTTTGCGACCGGGATTTCTTCCGCGCTGCCGGGCTCTCGACCAACGCCAACTTCACAACGTTTGTGACCGGATATAACAGCGTCTCGGCCAATGTGACGATTCTCAACTGGGGCGGCATCTCGGGCGCGCTGTCGTACAAGAATTCCACGCCCGGTAGCGCTTACGCATCGTCAACGGTCGTGCTGTACTAGGGGGCTTGATGGCTGGCCTCTTTGATAAGCACAAGACGAAGAAGGTTGATCTCGGGTCTGCCGGATCGTGGACATCCCACCCCGGCAGACTGCACCGTGAGCTTGGCGTGCCGCAAGGCGAGAAGCTGGGCACCGCTCGGATAGACGCGGCGCTGGACTCGAAAGACGCACAGACGCGGCGGGATGCTCGCAGTGCCAAAGGATATGCCGGAATGCGCCGATGACCAGCGAGGAAAAGCTGGAGTTCGTCCGCGATCAGATGGTGAAGATGTGGGAGGAGAAGCGCGAGCTTGAAATCTCCTGCCCCTACTGCCTGTCTGTCGTGCCCGCTGGTGCTCCGGCATGTTGCGGAACGCTGACGCGGGCTGTGGATGCTATTCTTGAAAACCAAGAGGTAGCTGAGCGGTTAGAGCGGGCCTACCGAATCGCGGAGAAAGCCAATCGCAGCTAGTCCCATCATCGACCAGGAAGAGGAGCGGCTTGCCGACGAAGCCGCGCCCGAGTCTGTGCCGCAATCGGACGATCCGCCAACCTACGGCGTAAATAACCGCGACCTTCCCGACATCCTGCAAGACGCCTTCGACCGATTGGTGAAGAAGTATCAGGCGCGCGATGTATACGATCGCCGCATTGAAGTGCTGATGGATCGCATTCTGCGTTTCTACGATGATGGCGTGCAGCACGTCTATCCGAACTGGGGAACAGGCGTCTATCAGGTTGGAACGGCAGGCGGCTACGTCAACATCGGCAACGGTAAGTCCATCGAGTGCCCGGAGTTCATGGGGGCTTACAACATCTTCCGCATTCGCAGGCGTTCGCTTGATGCTGTTCTGACCCAGAACGAAGTGCCTACCGGGTTCGCACCCGACCGTCCAGGGCAGAGCGAAGATATCGAAGCAGCGGAGACGGCGGAAGGATTCAGCAAGCTATTCGACCAGAACAACGACATCAAGAAAATCCAGCAGGACATCGCCCGCATGTTCGAGTTGTCGGGACGGGCGGTGACATGGACTCGCACTCTCAAGTCGAAAGCGAAATTCGGGGTCAATGCTGACGGCACGCCGCGGTCGATGGAGACGACGGATGTTTATGGAACACTGGAATCGAAGGTTCCCATCGTCTGCAACAGTTTTGAGGATGCACTCTATTGTTTTCTGTATGACGACCTCGACGCGCTAACGGCGAAGGCGCAGAACGAGTGGATCAAGGACGAAATCGCACCCGGAGAAGCTGGGCTCGGCGAGTCGGATTGGGAACGCTATGCCCGCATCGGCGCGCGGCAGGCAAAGAAATCGTATTACCTGACCGGCATGGCGCTGTCGTATCTGACGACCGAGATGAACTGCTTCCTGCGGCCTGATGGGTTTACCGACAAGTCGATGGATGAGCCGTACACCGGGGAGATGCCGGACAAGTCTATGGCGGACGGCACGAAGACCATTCAGGAAATGATGG